GTGGTGACTTTGGCTGCAATTTTTCCACTAGGTGAGTTTTTTTGGTCTGCCTCTTTTTTTAGACTGACCTTTGCCTCGCAAATTAAATTCAATGTTTGCTTCATTGATTACCCCATTATGTATAGACTGATTATTATCTTGTATTGTAGGGGTTTTCTCGGGAATTTGTGGTAGTTTAACACTAGCCACTTTGGTTTGTGAAGTCAAAACCCGAATTATTTTTTTTGTATTGTTCATTATTTGGCTGTATTGATGGCCGATTTTGGAGCCGTTGAACCACCTCCACCGCCAGTGTCCTGTGGACTGGACCCAGCAATTGGATCGATTTTGGCCACTGGTTTACCAGCAATTGGCACATTGGTTTTAGAAATGCCAGCTGGATTCAGTGCTGGCAATTCATCCCCGCCATCGACCTTGGCCATATTCAAATATTCTCTGGCCTCATTGGGTGTGAATATTCCAGCTGAAACACCAGCAGTGACAAAATTCATTTGATCGAGTGCAGCACCTTTTAAGAAATCCTTAGTGTCGAATCTGAGACACAAATTTGGATATCCACGAAATAATTGCTTGTTGAATTTTTGCTCAATGTTGATGATCATCGGATACATTGTCGTTTTGTAAAACTCATCCAATAGTGTCTGGGTGTTGTTGTACTTGCCGACCTCGAGGCCCAGCAGCTGCGCTGGCACACCAAACAATGCACAAATGCGCTTTGTGGTCTGGTCTTTTAATTTGGCTGCATCGGCATCTTGCAAAGTCAACATCTTGACTGTCTCAAATGTCATCCCCTGATCTAATAGCATTCCTTGGCCTGGCTTGCTCAAATCGGTATCCTTGGATCCAGTCATCGATGCCCACGCTTCTTTTAGCCTGGCTGCAATCTCTTTGTACTTCATGTCTGGAATGACTTGATCTGTCTTAAATAGACCACTGGGCTTGGCACCATTTTGCATGATGTAGTTGGCATATAGATCGATGTCAGTGTCCAATGCTACCAATTCAGTGGCCAAAATACCCTTATTAAAACCAGCCGAGCCTTGCCACGCTGCCTCAGTGATATGAATCACCTGGTATGGCAACAATGGCTCATCCATGTTGAACCCATACGTTGGAGTGGACATCCGATAGCTTGGATACCGCAAATTGGTCATTTGAACTGTGATCAATGTGGCATCGAGGTTATACATCTCGATTGGGGTCTGCATCGAGTCTTTATTATCTTTTCTCAAAAGCAATGTAAAACATTCGCCAGCCAAATCTTGCCACATCGACCACTGATACCAAAATTCATATGCGTTTTGGAAATTGTTGGGGTCTTGAATCAATCCCAATACTTGCTTGGCCTTGGCTTTGTCCCTTGCACCAGGCAAATCGGATTTGATGGCATCGACAAATGTGCCATCATCACATTTGTACATCACGCTGATTCCGCACTGGGCCAATGCCCTGGCTTTGACCCCCACGCATGACATGATCGTGCTGTTGCGTGATAGCACCGACATATCCACAATCCGACCGGCATTGGTGACGCTGCTGGTCGTGACATAAAGCAGCTGGAATGCCGAGCCTTGTTGGCCATTCTGATTTGTCCTGACAATCTGGTTTCCCAGCTGTGTTTGGCCAAATAAAGTGTTGGATTCTTTGGTCGTTTTACTCTTGAAAATATCTAATATTCCCATGTTTTTCCCCCATTTTGATCACATAGTATCATTAAAACGAACGAAATCCAAACGAACTTGAGACATATGGATTGTCTAAACTGCAATGTGCAGCAATGATCATTGCAATAATTCCATCGACCTTGGCCGCTTTGTCGGCCTCGTTTTTTCTGACTTTGATGTTGCCATTGACATCCTCGTAAACCTCGCAATTGGACAATTGCCATCCTAAGAATGGATTGCCATCATGTTTGATTTGCTTATTTAATACCAATTTTTCCACATATTTCGATGGATTTGATAACACGCCCATGCCCTGACCCACTTTTTTGACTGGAATGCCAGCCTCATGCAATCTGGCCACCAAACTTGATGCGTTGTATGCGTCATATCCTACTTCCTTAACTTCATATTTTGCACATTCTGATTTGATGTAATCGCTCACTTCCCGATCATCCATCACATTGCCCGCGGTGATCTTGAGAATGCCAGTCCCCACCGCCACTCTAAAAATATCGGCATAGTGTTTGGGTATTAATTCCAGCCCAGCCTCGGGCAAAAAGAATTTGAACTCGGCTCGGTAGTCCAGCTCCCCATATCGCTTTAAAGTGCAAACTGCATTCAAATCTCGGGTGGCTGCCAAATCAAACCCGATAAAAACCGCATCGGGCACTCGGTCATCCACCACTTGAGTGGCCTCATCCCAGAATGTCCTATCCAGCCAGGCACTCTGTGCCGATACAAATATATTCAAAGTCTTGCACAAAAACTCGTTGAGTGCAGCTGGTTTGTGTTTGGCCTCCTCGGCCCTCTGAGCAATGGCCTCCTCAAAAACCGATATCCCATGCATTGGGTTGGCTTTGCTCCACACCGCTGGATCACGCCAATCATCGTTTTGATCTAATGAATACAGCAGTCCAAACCACCTTGGATTGTCAGTGGCCTCGCCATATAGCATCGATTGGTACATCGAAAAATCTTCATAAAATTTGGTGTCTTTGGTAAAACTGGCAGTGGTGATGTAAATCCTGAGTGGATTCTGTCTGGCCACCATCCCCGAGTGCAGCACCTCGATGGAGTTTCTATCCACAATCTGGGCAGCCTCATCAATGATCACGCATGATGGGTTTTTGCCATCACCTGTTTTTTTGGTGTCTCGGCTTAGTGCCTTAAACATCGATTGCGAATCCCCAGCTTTTTTGACCTCATATTTGCTGGGGTTGTAGCAGTCAGCCAATTCCTTGGGCATATTCTCAATGAACCCTTTGGCCGAATCAAACACAATGGTGGCCTGTTCCCGATTGGTGGCCAGAGTAAACACCTCTGGGCCAGCCTCGCCAAATTGCAGCTCATATAAAGCAATGATGGCCGTGATGGTCGATTTGCCAGCCTTTCTCGGAATAAACAAAATAACATCGGTGACCATGCGCTTGGTCTGATTCTTTTTTGCCCTGAAACCATAAATTGCCGTGATCAGCAAAATCTGGAATGGCTCGAGGACAATTGAATCCCCAGCATTTGGCCCCTTGGTATGTTTCAGGGTGGCTGCAAAATTTAAAACGTGCTGTGGATAGTCTGGATCAAAAACCCATTCCCAAGTCTTGTTTTCATATTGATCGATGAATCGCTGGCACGCCAGCTGCACATCTCGACAAACATTAATTTCGCCCTTGGTGACTTGGATGGCATACAAAATTCCGTCTTGGTATTTCATGCAGCCTTTGGCCCTTTGAGCAGTGAATCAATATTATTGGTTTTTTCTGTTTTCTGGCCAGCCAGCCTGGCCTTGGGTGTGAGGCCCAATTCGCCCATTAGCCTGATGCACTGCTCCAATGCCTTGGCTCGAATATTGACCAATGGATTAATGGCTGCCGTTTTGCCATCGTTGTGCCAAATCATCAGCTTATCATTTGTGAGCTGCATATTGCAATTGACGTACATTTCCATGGTGTCGGCCAGCATCCCCAATGTGTGCCGATTTTGATTATCGCCAATCCCATAAACATCAAACAAAAAGTCTGATGCCTCTTTGACAAATTGCTTTTTGTCAAATTGCTCTGGATGGTCGTGCCATTCCGCAAATGGCATTCTGTTTTTCAGCTCGGCTGGAATAGCTGCTGGTTTGCCAGACTTGCGTACTATGCGAGTCCCTTCAATTGAATGTAATTCAGCTGGTTTTTTCATAATAGCTTTTTCCTATGAAATTTTAAAAAATAATTTTTAAAAACTATTTTTAATTTTTTAAAAAAATTAAAAAATTAAAAAAATTTGTAATACAAAAAGTTTCATTTTTAAATTTTTTTGGTTTTTTTTGAATACCATTTACCCCCCCCAATTTGTTTTGCAGAAATTTGGGTGCCGCGCTTGCTTCATTGCCAAGGCAAAATATTTAAGTTTTCACAAAATTTTGCCTAGCCCATGCCAATGGTTTTGCTCGACTGATGCCTCGACCGAGGCAATACCCATGACTGCTGGGTAGTCATCGATGCTGTGATCCATCACCTTGCCATTGTAATGACGATAGATACCTTGACGCTCAAGCAATGTCTTATCACTGTGGCAGCCATGGCATAGGCATTGGAAAATGTTGCGATAAAACGCATCCTTGCCAATGGCTGCCCAGCTGAAGACATGATCCACCTGACTGGCTGGCATGACAATGCCAATAATCAAACACGCTTGACATAATGGTTGCATGGACAGCTTGGCCGTTCTTAACTTTCGCCATCCCATGCTTGCGTACATTGAATTGAATTGCTTTCGTTCAATGGTTCGCTTGGCCACATATGTGTCTCGACCGCCATGCTTAATGCAAAATGTAGATAATCGTGATCGATTATTAAAACATCCTAATGATGCACATTTATTATTAGATG